TCCCGTCAGAGCAGCAGGGGCGAGATTCCCGGCAACGGCCTTGAGGAAGCAGGCGCTATCGTCCGTCTCGCAGGCCGGGTGCTCATCGACGAGGACGCCTATTTTCGTTGGATTGACTCCCTCCAGGCAGGGAGTCGCCAATGAAAAGCGCCCACACCCCGAAGAGTGCGAGCGCCGTGGAACCGCGCCGTCATTCTACTCCATCCGCCCCGCTGGTCGAACTGGATCACGGCGAGGTCTGGACGACCTCCCTCCTGATTGCCGATCGCTTCGGCAAGCGTCACGCCGATGTGCTCCGTGCCGTCGAAAAACTGGAATGCTCCGACGATTTTACTGAACGCAATTTTGCGCTCAGTGATTACACCGATGCGACCGGCCGCCGGCTGCCGATGTACCGCATCACCCGTGATGGTTTTGCCTTCCTGGCGATGGGCTTCACCGGTCGCGGCGCCGCTGCATGGAAAGAGGCGTTCATCGCCGCGTTCGGGAAGATGGAGCGCGAGCTGCGCCGCCTCACCGTGCAGAAGTCGCTCCCGGAATGGCAAGAGGCCCGCCAGCTTGGCAAGGCCGATCGACGCGACCTGACCGACGCCGTTCAGGCGCTGTGCGAGCGCGCCCACGAACGCGGCGACTCAACCACGCCGCTGCACCTGTGGGAGACCGCGGCAACCAGGACAGTGACGGCTGCGCTGTTCGAGACAGCAGGCGAGAGCATCAAGGCCATTCGCAGCCGCCTGACGGCCCGCCAGCTTCGTCGCCTGGGTATGGCCGAAGAGTGCTACGCCCGCGCCCTCGATTCGCTGATTGATTCCCCGGCCCACCATCGCGCTGTCAACGAACAGGGCAAGGTTGCCGTCCTGGCCTTCGCCGCGGCAACTGGCGGCCGCGAAGTGCCGGGTGTGGATCGTGGCGTCCGCCGACTCTTACGGCAGTCTGGCGTCATCCATCCGCAGCTCGTCGGCCTACTGGCGGTTGCGCTGCCGGCGCTGGTGGCCCTGCTGGCCGCGATCCTGGGGAGCGCGTGATGGCCGCCCCCAAGATCACGCCGCCCCTGCGCCTCATGTTGGACATTCCGGCGTGGCAGTCCGAAACGCTGGCACTGACCGCTGCCGAACGCGGCGCGCTGCTGGCGCTCAAGATGTACGTTTGGCGCACCGGCCCGCTGCCCGACCGTGACGATGCCCTTGCCCGCATCGTCGGTATGGACACGAAGGACTGGCAGAAGACCCGCAAAGCCCTGGAGCCGCTGTTCATCGTCAAGTACGGCGAATGGCGGCGCGAGGACTGGAACGATGAGTTGGAAGCCTCTTACGCTGCGGTCAATCGCGCCAGCGCAGCCGGGAAGAAGGCGGTAACGGCTCGCTGGAACCGTCAAAAGCAGCGCGCGAACGAGTACGAATCGAATACGAATCGCATGCGCGACGAATGCGCATCGAATACGCCGAGCATACTAAATATAAAGGCACCGCTCGACCAGCAACCCCAGCCCAAAACCCCCAAGCCAGGGACGAATGATGTTCAGCCGGAGTTTTTGGGGGACGTGCTTATCGCCGAATCCGCCCTTGGCTTGGTAGGTGGTGGGGCATGACCGGGATTCAGCTTCGGGGCTATCAGGAAGGCGCGATTGGGAAACTCCGCTCCACCCTGGCCCGGCATCGGCGGGTAATGCTCTACAGCCCGACCGGCAGCGGCAAAACCGAGATGGCCTTCGTGATGGTGGTCGGCGCGGTCGCCAAGGGCCGCAAGGTGGTGTTCATTGCGAACCGTAAGGAGTTGGTCCGGCAGGCATCCCGCCGCCTCGACGCCGCCGGCATCGCCCACGGCATCCTTCAGGCCGAGAACACGCGCAGCCTTGACGCCAAGGTGTTGGTGTGCAGCATCGACACCGTTCACCGGCGTGGCCTGCCCGACGACGTGGGGCTCATCATCATCGACGAGGCGCACGCCGTCGCCGGCAGCGTGAAGTACCGCACCCTGCTGTTCCGCTACAACCTCGTGCCGGTGGTGGGGCTCTCTGCGACGCCATTCAGCCCTGGCCTGGGCAAGCACTACGACGAGCTGCACGGTCCGCTGTTCGAGGCGCTGGTGGAGGCTGTGACCATCCGCGAGCTTATCGACCTGGGCTTCCTCGTCGATTGCGACGTGTTCGCGCCGGCCGACCCCGACCTGTCGGGCGTCAAGACTCAGCGCGGCATCGGCGGGGAAATCGACTACTGCGAGACCCAGCTCGCCGAGGCTGTCGATAAGCCGGCTTTGGTCGGCGACATCGTGCAGCACTTGCAGCGCATTGCTCCGGGGAAGCAGGCCGTGTGCTTCGCGTCGAACATCGCGCACTCGCAGCACATCGTCGAAGCCTTCCAGCGCGCCGGCATCAAGGCCGCACACCTCGACTATCACCACGATGACGATGAGCGCGCCGCCGTCCTCGACTCCTTCGCCCGTGGCGAAATCACGGTGCTGTCCAATTCGGCGCTGCTGGCCGAAGGTTGGGACTGCCCGAGCTGCGAAGTGATGATTCTGGCCAGGCCGACGAAATCGCTCATCCGCTATGTGCAGATGGTTGGCCGCGTGTTGCGCCCGCATCCGGGCAAGGCGCGTGCGTTACTGCTCGACCACTCGGGCACCGTCCTGCGCCTGGGGTTCGCTACCGACGACCTGCCGCTTGAGCTTTGCGACGGCAACGCCAACAAGGCCGGCAGTCGGAAGGAAGAGCGCAAGAAGTCCGAGCCGAAGCCCTGCCCGAAGTGCAAGTTCGTCCGCGATGCCGGCGTCCATGAGTGCCCCAAGTGCGGATTCAAGCCGCAGCGCCGGTCGGATGTTGAGGTGTTCGACGGCGAGCTAGTGAAGGTCGACCGCAAGAGCAAGAAGCCGGCGACGCATGACGTGAAGCAGCACGTCTATAGCCAACTGCTGCATGTGGCCCGCGCCCGTGGTTACAGGCCCGGCTGGGCCGCCAACCAGTACCGCGCCCGCTTCGGTGTGTGGCCGCGTGGCCTGCGCGACGTGCCGGCCGCGCCTACCGACGAGCTTCTGGGCTGGCTGAAGTCGCAGGCAATCCGATTCGCTAAGGCTCGCGAGAAAGCCGAGGTGCAGCATGGGTGATCGCCTAGACGTTCGCACCGCCGCCGCCGGCCGCTGGCGGTCCATCCTGACGACCCTGGGCATGGACGACAAAGCCCTGAGCGGCAAGCACGGCCCCTGTCCGCTGTGTGGTGGTCGGGATCGTTTCCGCTTCGACAACAAAGACGGGCGAGGGACGTACTTTTGCAGCGGCTGCGGGGCCGGCGATGGCGTGAAGCTGGCGATGGGCATCACTGGCCTGTCGTTCAAGGAGGCTGCCCGAGAAATCGAGCGGCTGGCGGGTGTCGTGCAGCCCGTGACCGGCAAGCCCGACCGCAGCGACGAGGACAAGCTCGCCGCCCTGCGCCGGGTGTGGCGGGAGTCGAAGCCGATTCAGCGAGGCGACGAAGCGGAGAGGTATCTGCTTGGCCGGGGGCTGCGCCTGTACGACCTGCCGGAAGCCGTCCGGGTGCATCCCGGCCTGCGGTATCAGGACGACGGTGAAACGGTCGGCACCTACGCCGCGATGCTTGCCACCGTGACCGCGCCGGATGGCCGCGCCGTGAGTCTGCACCGGACATACCTCCAGGACGGCCAGAAGGCGCCCGTGGCGTCCCCAAAGAAGCTCATGCAGGGCTTGCCTCTCCCCGGGGCCGCAATCCGCCTGACGGCCGTCTCGCAAGTCTTGGGCGTCGCCGAGGGCATCGAAACGGCGCAGGCCGCTTCGGAGCTGTTCGGGGTTCCGGTCTGGTCCTGCATCAGCGCCCAGGGCATCGAGAGCTTCGAGCCACCGGCCGGCGTGCGCGAGGTGGTTGTGTTCGCAGACCACGACGCCAACTTCGCCGGGCAGGCTGCCGCCTACCGTGCAGCCCACCGTCTCAAGCTCAGGGGCTTCGGCGTGGAGGTGGTCGTCCCCGAAATCATCGGTGACTGGCTGGACGTGCTAACGACCCGCAGAAGGGGGGCTGAACCATGACCAGGTCCACGAGAGACCCCATCGTTTCGATTTTTGAGGGGGCGGATAGAGGCAAGCCGCCCCCCGCCCCAGAAAAACGCGTCAGCGGCCCGATTTTCACGAACCCACGATTCCAGCACAGCACCACGAACAGACCCAGGAGCGCACTGATGGCAGCAGTTCAACGTACAACCAAGCAGCAGATCTTTGATGCGGTGCAGGACATGCACAACGCTGAACAGATGGTCACCCGCGAAGCGCTGCGGGAGCTCACCGGGCTGACCCTCACGATCATTGATGACAGGCTCGCCACTCTGGTGGATGACGGGCTACTGATCCGGAAAAGCCGCGGCGTGTTCGTCCCGGCTGTGATCCACCCGCCAGCGCGCCCGATCTCGAAAACCGTCATGCCCGATGGCTTGGTGAAGATCGAAATTGGGGATGAAGTGCTGACGCTCACGCCCCGCGAGGA